TTTTAGATTGCCTACTGTAATTTGAAATTGATCTCCAATCTCAATATTTTTAGGCACATCTAGCGGTGTGTAATACAGCATATTGCCATCATATTCTGCATCATGAATAGCCATGTGGGTAATAACACCCCAATCTGTTGTTGCTGTATTCCATTGCATTAAGTTTTCGTTAGTAGATACACCATCAAAAGGCTCTGATAGTTTTAACTCAAATCTTGTGTATGTTGCTCCCTCTACCTCTCTGCCTGTGTCATCTTTTGTTGGGTCTGTTGTATATAACGACACCCAAACCTTTGTAGGCGGAGTAAAGGGTACTTGTCTTGTTGTGGTGTTAATTAGCTTATTAGCCAAATAGTTTGAAAAGTCCATTTTTTTAAGTTCCTGTTAAGTTGTAATTTGTACTGCTAGTGGTTGAGCTGGAAATTCTGATTGCTCGTCTGATTTAGTTATGCTTGTTAATCCTCTTGTGTATAATGCTTCCCATGTAGTTAGTCTTTCATCATTCATTAGGAATGGAGCTGACTCTACTAATGATGCGTATAACAGTAAGTCAGGACATACTTCTAAATATTCGTTAGAAGGATTAGTGTCTGACAATACCTTTGGTATCTTGTAGTATGTCATATTTATTGTACTAGAGCCTGTAGGTCTAGGTGCTAACACAAAGTTATTACTTACCAATGTATAATTAACAGGAACACCATTACCACTAACATTATCTAATCTGTAGAACTGTGACACAGTTTTAAAGTTAAGATTTACAATAGGGTTTGCATCTATATGTATGTCTTTCATCTCCAAGAAATCTGATGGAGTTGGTACTTGAAAACCAGACGTTAGGTTGTAAGTAGACTGTTGCAGTGTTTGTCTGAGTCTTAAATCTCTGTTAAGTCTCTTCTCTGCTAATGCTACAAACATAGGTATCTTGTCAGTTAAATCTTGTCTTGCAAGATAATCTGCTATGTTGATCTTTAAATTGTCATACGAAGTAAATGCTGGCATTTATAATTTTCCTGCTTTCGTTCTAAAAAATAAGTTATCCGGGTCATTTAACCAAGCAAAGAAACGCTTTTGGTCTCTTACTTCAAACCCTTGCATAATTCCTTGTTTGTTTAACTTGTCTATTGCAGTAAATGGAATGCTAGCTACTTTATTGCCAAATAACTCATCTGACCACTTTTTGTCTGCATTATTGTAATCTTTTTTATTCTGTTCTATTAATTCAGTAACGTCTTGTGACTGCTCAATAGTTATTTCATCCTTATCATTAAGTCCAACGCTTGTTACTTTGTTGTTGTTTGGGTCTCTAAATTTTTTCATAAAACTCCTATAAAGGTAATGCCCCCGAAGGGGCAATAACCATATTACTTAGCTAAGTCAGCAATGATTGCGTGAGCTTTTTCGTTTTTAACAACGAGTGTGTACTCAACGTTCATTAGGTGTTTCTCTGAATCACCCATTTTAGCAAGTTTAGTTTGCTTAAACGGTCTGAGATACGCCACGTTTGCCATTGAAGAATCTAGTATAAATGCTGTGTCAGCACCATTTTCTTGCTCTGGAATAAATCTATCAGGAACCACTTGTAATGTGCCAAAATCTGACAAATACACATCGGCAGAGCCAATGATTGTTGTTGGTGATGATTTAGGAGCTTGATAACGCTGTCCTGCAATACCAGCAAATGTTGAAACTACTTGTTTTTGTGTCGGTGACACTAATAACATAGTTGGAGTTCCACCATTTTCATATGCTGATTTAACTGCTTCTTTTACCATATCTTCAGTAAATGCCGCCGCTGAACCATCTGTACGAGCAGTTGTACCTTCTGAACCTGCTGTACCTGCGCCTACATAGTTAGACTCTAACCATGTTTGTAAGCCACCTAATTTACGAGGTGCTGATGAGCTACCTGCATCTGCTTCTTGGTTTGAGAGTAGGATTGACTCCATATCTCTTTTGATTTCAGCAGAAGCTTTAGCTAGTTGGTACGCTGTTTCTGTAGAACGACCTGCTTTATCTACTACATCATCTGTAGTTGACACTTGGATAACTTTGTCAGAAATTTGAGTTCTGTTACCAACACGAGTTGTAGGTGTTAGAACTGCTGAAGTTGCATCCTGACCCTCAACTTGTGCGTTATCTAAATCTACGTCAGCTAGGTTGTCTGTTTGCCATTCATGGTATGTGTTTTTAGCTTTAGTTCTGCCAACAGTTGACATGAAAGGTGTTGTTGTAGGTGAGATATCATATATCGCATCCTGTAAGTCTTCACGAATACCAATGGTATCGTAGGTTTTATATGTTGCCATTTTGTTTCCTCATTTTAAATAAAGTTTTTAAATACTGAAGTAGCATCATCTAAACTTCCTGATGACTTCAATCGTTTTTTCTGTTTGGTATACACATCAACGTTAGCAACTTTATTACCTTTTTTAGCCATCTTTGGTGCTTTGGCTAGTTTTTTAGTAACGCTAGGGTTTGCTTTTTGCAATTTATCGTACTCCATTGCTTTTTGCATTACCATAACATGCCTATGGTCATATACTTGTGCTAATTCGTCATCTGTAAAACCAATGCTTTTTCCAAAATTCCGAATTTCACCTTTGAGTTGTTCGGCTTTCTTTGGGTCAGAAAATTCCTTTACTTTTTCAGTCAACATTTGTGCTTCGTGGGCAACTAATTTAGCTTGATGCTGTGCAACTTGTTGTTGCTGTGCTTGTGCTAATTTATTCTGCTCCTGTTGCAATAACTGCAACTTTTTATTGTTTTCTGTTTTCTCTGCTACTTTAATAGCATATTGTATTGGGTCGTTTTCTTTTAATTCTGCTAAATCTACACCATCATCACTTTCCTTTTGTAGTAATGCTTGTACTTGACTTAGCCTTTGAGCATATTGCTCCCTCATCTGCATAGCTTCGTTAACTGCATGAGCTTCAGCTTCTACAGCTTTACGCTGTTCTGCTAACGCTTGACTTTTCTTGGTATAGTCTTCGCCTTTTTGATAGCCACTGACTAACTCGTCTAGTGTGACATCCTTTTCTTCACCATTAGCTTTTACCCTAAAGGTTTTGCGCTCTTCTACCTCTACTTCGTCTTCTTCTTCAGATTCATCTTCTTCTTCAGTAGCTTCTGGTTCATCTTCTTCAGATTCCTCTTCTACTTCTTCTTCCAATGCTTCTTCATCAGTTTCCTCAACTGCTTCCGTTGCCACTTCTTCATTTTCTACCTCTGGTTTATCGTTTGATTCCTCGGCATCTAACATTTCAGTGAAAACTTCCGTTGCATCTTTTGGAGTTTCAACTGAGTTAGACTCTTGGTTGATTTGCTCTGTCATAATTTCTTCCTTAGTAATTGCTATTTAATGATAGCTCATTTATAGGCTAAATTGCCTATTTTTGTTCTATTTTGTTTTTAGGTAGGCTACCCCCTTAGAAATAATTTAAATCGCTCTACGGGGCTGAGATGAACATTTGACACCTCTATAACCCTTATAAAATGGGGGTGTCTATTTTTATACAATTAATCCTCTAATTGCATTTGATGTGTCGTTCATTCTACTCTTTACACCACCTAATGTAGTGTTTCTATATTCGTCATTGTTTAAGAATTCTTTACTAGCTTCGTCATACTTTCCAGCGTTAAGTAAGCTAATTGTTTTAGGGCTACCACTTAGGCTACCTCTAAACCATGAGCCTAGCAAATGTTTGCGTGCTTCTAATGGTAAGTTATCAAACTCAGGTATTGCTTGCCTTATTTGTACTAACCTTTCATCTATATTTTGTTGAAGTTGTACTTCTGCCTGTTCTTTTGTAATGGTATCACCAGCTTTTACATCTTGCCCATAGTTTCCATAACCTATAGTGTAATACTCTTCTGTGTCTATTGGCTTGTAAGCTGTGTCTCTAAAACCTTCCTTTGCTTTTATAAAGTCTAAATACTCGTTAGAGTCGTTAGTATTAGACTCTAAAGCTTTCCCCCAAATAGTGCCTGTAGCTTACGCTTTGCTTCTTCACGCCTTGCTATTTCTGCTGGGTCTATTATTGGAGTAAATGCTTCACCCAAGCTCATAGTTGGGTATTGTTGTGCTACTACAGGTGTCATTGAGTTAACGCCTTGCTTGCTGTAGTCTGTATTGTCTACTTGTGTTGTGTATGTTGGTTCTACTTCTGGCGCTTGAAACCCTTGTTGTTGTTGCGCATTACCCATTAACAAAGAGCCTACCATTGGCTGGTTTATAGCTGGGTTGCGTGGTGCAACCTGTGTTGGGTCATATCCACCAATAGTTAACGATGGTGCTTCACTTGTTTCTGTGTTTACTTGCCCCATGTTTGGCGCAATAGGCTGACCATATGTAATTTGCTGTGTTTGTTGTGGCGTAATATTTGTTGGTGTATTACTTACTGAGCTGTTAACCTGTGGTGTATCTGCTATTAAGCTTTGTGGCTGTTGGTTATATTGCATAGCTTGACCACCCATAAGTGCTTGTGCGTTTGCATGTGGGTCATACATCTTAGGCTGGTTAGCAAAGCTATCCTTTAATTTGTTAAGATGTCCAACGCTGTTGTCAAAGCCTTTGTTTAAGTAGTCTAGTAATCCCATGTTATATTTTCCATTTGTTATCGTTAATTTTCTTATCATCTGCGATGCTCTGCAAATGAGCCATAATTTCGTTAATAGTAGTAATTCTTAAGTAACATATTTCTCTTGCGTTCTTTTCGTCAACATCTGAGTTGATTAACATGTCTAAATGCATCTTAATTAACTCATCCATTGCTTCCTTAAAGCTATCGTCTTGTAGTATGTTTTTTATTGCTTCTGATTTAATCATAGTAACCCCTTAGTTTTTCTGTTTTTAGCTGCTTCACCTGTCTTGTATACATAACCAGGTCTATTCATCTTACTCCTAGTTCAGCAACAACAGATGGATCTGCCATGATGTCACCGGCTAAGTTAAATGCTCCAGCGCCTGTATCACCATAAGCTTGTGCTTGTTGTTGATTAACACCACCGATTGTATTCATTAGAGAATCCCATGCACTGACTTTAGGTTTATGCTCTAGGTCTAACTCATCAGCCATTAGGTTAGCAGATAGTATAGAACCAGCACCAATACCAGCATATTTAGGATTGAAGTGAGCAAATGGACTTCTTATATCACTAGGATTAAATATCTGTAATGAATCAATCTCTTTGTTATTCATATCCCAATCCCAATGCTTTGCTGAATCATATCCAGGTATGCCAGTTCCTTGAAGGCTATCAATAACCTTAACTGATGGGTC